TAATCCTATCTCCATCAGAATCGATAATAGAAAGAACCCGCGCAGCTCCTGCCAGCCACTCCCCTTTATCGTCCGGAAGACATAATTGATCTGGACACGGTCTTTTAAGATAAAAAACCAAATCTCCTACTTTAAGGGTTTTAGTCACAAAAACCTCCATTATTCGCCCCATTCAGGTGTAGTGTCATGAACTAAAAATTTAATTGTGGGGTCTCTGGTCAAAGCAGCTTGCCAAAAACCTGACACAGAATGTTTTTTTTCAACAACAAACTCATCTCCAAAATTTATCTCCTGACCTCCGGATACTCCTTGAACATCTTCAGGGCTCATTACCTTACCATGACGCCCTACCCCGCCTTTTTCGTCTCCAAAATTAACAGGAGTCTTAATTATTTTTATTTTACCTTTAGGTTTTTTAGTTTTAGGTTTTTTAGGAGAAGCACTGCTGACCTCTTCAGAAATAACAGAGTCTAGCCCCAACATCTGAATTACTTTTGGGTTATTTCGATGCTTCATTATAACTGCTTTAAGTATAAGGATGTCTTCTTCAGAAAAAACTTCAGACATAGGGTCTGGAGCGGCTTTGCCTAGAAGCGCATCTATTTCTGATTCTAAGAATTTATTGAACTTGGCTATAAAGATGCCATAGATATCGGCAGATACTTTAAATGAAGTTTTGAGAGGTCTCTCAGATGCACGAACTTTTTCCAAGAACTTAACGCTATCTAAGGTGGTCTGTAGCTCGTCTATTTTATTCTTTTTTTTCATTCTGCTATGCCTCCTACAACTACTATAAGCTATTTCGTTGATAGTGTCAACTTATTTAGCCTGTTTTTCATATTCTAAATGGCCATCTCCTATGTATACCATTTGGTCAGAACCAGCTTTAAACCCCCAACCGTCGGAAATTTTCCTGACAAGACATCGACAATTAGGATGAACGCCTTGTAACGATGCTTTCCATTGAGGTCTTTTTTTGCCATAATTACTGCCGTTTGCTATCACTTCGCTCATAGTAAAAACCCTCGGTGTACCAGCCGAAGTAAGATATAAACTGCTACATACTGGACAAAGTCTATTATCATGAACGGTTAAAAAATATACATAAACATCACTAGTAGATTTTGTTTTTTCTTTTTCAAGAATAAGATCAGCTGCTCCCGCGTTAATAGCCTTTGTCATTTCTGTAGTAACGATAGTCTGATACTTAGAGCTAAAATCTTTCATCTGTTTTTTAAGATCTTGAACAAGTTTACCTAACGACTTGTTTTCTATGTAGGCTTCTTCTAATACGTTCTTGATTTCTTCTCCTAAGTATTCTTGACTTCTTTCAAAGTTGGACCTTAAGAAAGCCCCATTCACCTTATTTCTAATTGTAGAGACTAAACCCTCAAGAGCGTTATGGGAATTAGCTTTAATACTTTCAATGACCTTAACATGTTTTTCTGACATTGTAGCGACTTTACCAAAGTTCTGACGATGAAAATCTGCGGGGTCTAATTGACTATTGCGTTCCTCGTTGGTCAATTCGCTACGCAAGCGTCCGATTAAATAGGCATCTTCTACGGTAGCGCCCTCTATCATCTCCGGAGTAAGAATGCCCTGCGAAAGCAAGTCATTTATTTCTTCTGGAGAAATGAATTCTGGACCACTGTATCTAACTATTATGGCTTTGCCATACCTGTCGATTACTTTGTCTATTTTTTTCTGAGCTTCTTTAGAAACCATTTTTGCTCCCGAAAACGTCCTTCGCCACAATAGTACCTATTTCGTCATACATTTTTTTAAACAAATCTTCAACGTCTTCGTTGATAGCATCAAGAAGTTTGTTGGCGAGATCATCGGCATAAAGTTCTTTATCTGCTGGAGCTGTAGAGACCTCAAGAGCTTTATGTAACTGCTCTCTGGCTTCTTCTGGAGTTTCACCTTTTTCTAAGATTATTTTAACTTTCATTAATCACCCTTTTTAAGATCGTAATATTCTATTTTGACCAATGATTTTTCTGCATTTGGATCTTCTTCCGGAGCTTCTTCTTTAGCTTCGTTTTCTGGATCTCCACCTTCTTCGTCTTCGGGTTCGCCTTCTCCCGGTTGAGGAGCCATTACAAGCTGAAGTAAGGTAGGATTAAGAGGAATGTCAGCCGCAGGATGATTCACAGGTGGTAGGTCCTGAGATGCCCTAACTTCATTAAGGCTCTTATAATTAAGCTGCTTAATACATCTTTCAACTTCTATATCAATTGAATCAACATCGAGTCCTACGAATTGGAATTCAAATATTTTATAAGCGTCTTCGTCAAATGCCCTAATAATTATTTCGTTCATGAAGTCTTCTATAAATCTAAGGATAGGTCTAAGGCCTGTATCCCTGCCATGCTTAAGCATAGACTCCACCTTAGCTCCTGATGAATCAAACATAGGTGTCTGAGCCTGTGTTTCCCATCCAATTTCAGCTGGAGCTATAGAAAACATAGCACACATCACCTTAACGAGATAGTGCATCCATTCGTTATATTCCATGTCCCTATTGTTAGGCTGCATAGAAAGAAACTGAACGTCCTCTACGCCAGCTAAAATAGGCATTCTCCAACTGTTCTTAGCGCCTGTGACCTGTGAGTACCACTGTCTCCTAAAGCCCTCTAGATGATGAGGTGGAATTTCCCCTTTGAGAAATAACATACCTCTAGTGGAACCTGTTTGGCTAAAAAACAATCTATTATGAGCCTCGGCAAACAAATGGGAACTAACGATATTCACTAGTTTTTCAAGAGGAGTTACCGAATACGGCGTTCCTACATTGTTGGTAGGTGTATATGATTCATAATGCAGATCTTCTTTTGTGAATACTCCAACGGGACGTCCCCTAAAAACCTGAACATAATACAGTTCATCTTCTGGAGTGTCCTTGTGTTGATCTTTCATTTGCTTGAGTCTTGCCTTTTCTTCATCGGTTGAAGCGTAAGGAGTAATGGTTTCTTCTATTTTTGTTTTGTCTGGGTTATAAGCATACCTAATTGTGTCAGCAGCAACAGGCAAAAAACAAACTAAGCTGCCTTCTTGATCGTGAATTTTTTCAACAGAAATACAATCAAAGGCCAAAACGTCATGAACCATGAGTCTTATAAAACGCTCGTAAGAAAGGTCAGTGTCCTTCGGTCTGTCATCAGTTGACCTTCCAGTATTCATAATAAACCGAACAAGTTGTTTTTTAATTTCTTCTATCTGTGGACTTGATTCAGCTTTTTCGTCACGCATTTTAATAACAAACCCTGAATCGTATTTACTTTCCGAAGGACGAGCAAACAAAGATACCTGATTTGACCTGCGAGTTATGATCGAGGCGATTATAACATCACGTTCTGCCATCTTTCTCATTGCTGAAAATGTAATTGTAGAAGGGCGCTCTAGGAAGTTTCCCGCCATGGAGTCCTCTTCTGGGTTATGAGACACCGCAAGTCTTAGAGGCTGATGTTGGTACTGAGGCCTGCTAGAATAACTCTTGGTGAGCATCTCATCGATTCGCTCGCTTATTAAGGAAGCGCTACCTGTTACGATGTTACCAAGTGAGTAGAAAAAACCGGGCTTTTTGTCTTTTGTTTGATCGGACATTTAAATCTCCCATATAAATTTGTGTAAAATTATCTAATATATTATAGCACATTATAAACAAATAATTAAAATTTTATTATTTAACAATAACAAGTAGTTAGAAAGACCACGAGAACCCCCCTCCGCCACTGCCGCCAGAATCAAAACCTTTTTCTTCTTCGCTCTTGATCTTATCTTTCAAATCCTGCTCTGTCATGTTCGATACTTCATTCAATTCAGGCCTTTGAGTAACTTCAGCTGGTGTAGCGGTTAAAGGTTTGTCTGCCCCGACAGGACGAATGGGAGTGCCGTAACTTGCAGAAAATAGATCCGCCGTAAACCTCTGAAAGATCGTAGCCAACACATACCTCAACCCGTCCAAGGCATGATTGTCTTGGTCTTCCGGATCCTCAAGAACCTCACCGTCAGATTTTCTAAGCTTTTTACGATACTTCTTAAACTCACTAATTAAGATAGCTACGCTGTGATGAATAGTAAGTCGAGTTTGAGTAGTTCCGGGGATTCTCAAAAAATTACGAGTTATCCCAATACCTAATGAAATGTCCTTAATAGTCTTATTGGAAACAAACCAAGGCAGTTTCTGGCCGTCTATTATAGTTTTAAGCTCTTTGATTCCGCTTGGGTTTTCTGTATCTGGATATAGTGTAAGCGGAACTCCACCCCATCGTCTAGCAGTCATTAAGACACACTCGGCATCAGAATGGCCCGTAGTTGTAATATGGTCAATAACGTAAACCCTATCTTGACCATCTATGGCCAATAGCAACGCAACGAAGGGATTAGTAAAGCCCCAGTCGATTCCTACAAAAAACTTACAACCCTTTTCGGCAAACTTTTTCATGACCTGTGGCAAGGGCAGGTCCCCATGCTCTGGTGGGTCTACATAATTTTCTCCAGTAAATACTTCCATCATCTCCCAATACCTTTTGAGATGAATAATAGGATCAAAGTCTGGATAGATCAAACCGATCTTAGAAGGTTTGGAGTTCATACGCTGTGACTTGAAAAACTCTATGTCATCATTCTTAAAGAACCTTACAGCATCCTCGATAGGAACAAAATAAGGGTTATATTTCTTCTCTTGTTTTAGTCTACCCTTACATACTGAAAAGAATCCACAAGCGCCACAGTTCTTATATCCTTGCAGCTTAACAAACTTGTCCTTACTGGCCATCTCTTTTTTATATTCAAGCTCTGTGAGGGCTATAAGGCGTTCTTCATCTACATAATAGTCTTCAAGTTCAGTTCCAGAACGCTCGTCGGGACAGGGCTCTGTCATTTCTAACAAGCCCCATTTGTGAATTTTAAGAGTGCTATCTATGTCTGAAGACTTAGACAAAAGATTTTCCATGTTTCCGAAAGCAAATTTACGGGAACTGATACAAACGGTTATATACTTTGCCTGCGTGGTAGACGTCAGCATTCCTCTAGCTTCATTAAAAATAGCCTTTGGCATTAGATCAA